TCGTCATGCCAGATATGATCGACATTTTCTGATGTAGATAGTGCAGAAAGGCCGCCTGAAATACTGGTGATCAGGCCATCGGTAGAATGTATTCCGCCAGTGGCGACCAGGCCCTTGCTGAAAGTGATCAGCTCAGAGGCGGTGTCTTCTGCGTCGGCTCTGAGAAAGCTCGCCGCATGAACACCATCGACCGTATCAGCATCTACGCCGCTGCCCGCGCCGTCCACCGTAAGCAACATGGCCTTGATGGCTGAGGCGGTGAAGCTGGCGGCAAGCAGAAAAGCATTCGCATGCAGCCCGTCGACTGTGTCCGCATCCATCGCGCTGCCCGCGCCATCATTGCCGGGATGCCAAATCCCGCTATTGCCCGCGCCAAAACGTGCATCGAGCCAGTTGTTCACCGCTGCCTGCATCGCGGCAGGAACGACAGCGCGCTGCGCGTCGGCTCCGGCAATCGCCTCGGTCTCGGTCGCCAGTTCGACCACGCCCAGAGCTTCAGTCGTCGCGGGCGGGTTGAGAAAGTTCGTGTCACCGAATATCAGCGAGGCGGCATTGATGTCGGCAAAGCGCACATCAATAGCCAGCAACATGGCCGATGAGGATGTTTTCTCGATCAGCGGGTCACTCTGGCCAAAAATTCCAAAAAGCGTGCCGTCTGCCAGATAGAGCGCCCATGCACGAACCGTATAGGCGTCCATGCCTTCATCGCGCACGATCATGTGGATCGTGTCATCATCGACCACATCGCCGGAAAGAGTGGCAATCCGCTTGAACTCACCAGCCAGCGCTGTCATTGTTGCGTCAGCCGTTATGACGGAGCCAGAAAGACCGCATTCGGTGATGGTGACCGGGTCTGTGCCGCTGTTTTCTGCATTCACGATGGCGGCGCGGCCTGCATCTGTAACGATCATGGTCAATGGCATGGCAATATCCTCATGCGGCGCAGCTCAGCCGCGCATAAGTGGCAGGGCGCACGGCAGCGATCAGCCCGATCTCACCCTCTGCATCGAGCGCCTGTGTGAAGGTGAAATGGCGGGAGAGCGGCTTTACGCGGTCAATCTCGGAGACCACCGCATCGACGAATTCCGCGCTCGGCGCTGCGCCTGAATGATTGGAAACCGAGAGGATAACACTGAATGTTCCTGCCGGATCGGGCGGCGCGATCTGATACCACTCGCGAAGCGACATATTGGCTCCGAAGGCTGCAATAGCCTTGCGAACCGCAAAGACAGTGCCTTTTCTGCGATGCACCGCGATGGCGCTGGCGACCACGGCACGGCGCACAGCGAGCGGCCAGCTTGCATCCCAGCCATCTATAGAGAGCGTCCATGCCAACCACGGCAACAGGCTTTCAGGGCAGGTTTCCGGGTGCCAGAGCGCGCGGATTGCTACCGGTAATGCAGGTATCTGAACCGCTTCTTCCAGCGCGCTTTCCAGCGCCGAAGCATTGGGCGGCAACAGGCTCATTCACTCACCCCCGCATGCACAAGCGTAATGCCGGTGCAATAGGCGGCCTGCGTTTCATCAAGGACGATGTCGGCGGCGGGCTGGGTCAATGTCACATTTTGCGCGCCACCGACAAAAAGCGCGGAGATAATGCCCGCACGAGTGATGTCCCGGCCTATACGCCGGTTTTCAGCAACCCATTTTTCTATGCGGTTTTGTGCCTCAATCAGCACAACGCTGCTGTCAGGTCCGGCGAACGTATGAACGCTGGCCTCTATAGCATAAGTGACAATGGCAGCGCTGGCCACTGTCACCATATCGGCCATCGGTCGCACATCTTCGGCATTCAGCGCGGAATCGACTGCCGCAATCAGCGGGGCAGGAGCGGTGCCGTCTCCTGTCCGCGAAAGCACATATATTTCCACCTCAGCAGGCGCGATGCTGGTGGCCGAAATATCGAGCACGTCACTGTCAGCCGACAGCGCATGATAGATATAGGCCCCGCGCGGTCCCGCGACCGAATAGCCTTCGGGCGCAAGCGTGATGCGATAGCGAAAAGCGTCATCCTCTTCCATCACCGCAGGGGTTCCGGCTTCTTCATCGGCCGCGGCGATGATAAGGCGCTCAACGCCAAAGACCGCGCCCAGATTGTCAAGGTCAGCGCCTTGCGCATAGGCCAGCATGACCGCGCGCGCCGCGTCATTCATGCGCTGGCGGTCCAGCAGCCTGAAATAAGCGGCCACCTGCAAAATGCGCACAGCCGGATCGCTCTCAAGGCTGTCGTCAAATTCTGGGATGAACTCTTTCAGTCTGGCAAGCATTTGCTCATAGATCGTCTCATAATCGAGCGGCTCGATCACATCCGGCGCGGGCAGGCGCGACAGGTCTATGGCGGTGAAGGTCGCGGGCATGGCGCCACACAAGCTTGGTCGCCATGACCGCGCACTCGCGCGCTGTTGTTTTGCATCGCAAAACAACTCTGGTCAGTGGAATGCGCCGGTGGCGAGGATTTTTATCGGCCTGATGAAAAACATGCCCTCAACCATGCCTAAAAGAGCTGCATTCGATGGAAACTAAGTTGGGCCTTAGCGCGTTTATGTTTGCTTTTGGCATAGTCGTTCCGCTGCCAGAATTTCTTGCAGGCATGGTCATTTGTATCGGCGCGGCCATGGCTATGCTCTCGATCTCCGAGCCGGGAACACGGATTTCCGAGCGATTGACCGTGGCGCTTGCGGTGCTTTTCGGCGTTCTGGCCGCCAACTTCCACAGCGCGATTTATCCGCACTGGAACCTTAATCTTGTCATGGCCGTCGCGGGCGCAGGGTCGCGCATCATTCCACTGGCTTTCGAAGCTTTTGGCAAAGGCCTCATTGAGCGCGCGCGCAAGCTGCCCCATGACATCCGGTTGCCGTGGGAGAAATGAGACATGCATGATGTTCTTATCGGCATTTTTGAACTGACCCTCGCCAGCCTGCTTTTTTTCCGCGTGATGCCCGCATTGCAGGCGCAAAGCCGCCTAGCCGCGCTCAAATCATGGGCGCTGGGCTTTGCTCTTTCTTGCTACGGGATGGCCCGGTTTATTGGCGGACTTGGCGAGCGACCGCCGCCATGGATGTATGACATGGGGCATTGGTGCCTGATCGTCTGCGCGGCGCTGTGGTATTGGCATTTGCGCCACGCGCGCGTGAAGAGTTTTTGTGAAGCGCGCGAGGCGCGCGCTACGGCACAGCGCGGGGTTATGAGATGATCGGTCGCTTGAGCCAAAATTTTCATTTGTCAGAATTTCTGGTGTCTCAGACAGCGGCGCGGATGGGCATAGACATGTCAGCGCCCGCTTCGGTCATCTCTAATCTGGCAGCGCTGTGTGACAATGTACTGGAGCCGCTGCGCGCGCATTATGAAAAGCCGGTCATCATCAGCTCAGGCTATCGCCCTGCCGCGCTGAACCGGGCCATTGGCGGCTCGTCAAACAGTCAGCACTGCAAAGGGCAGGCGGCGGATTTCCGCGTATTGGGCGTCTCCAATATCAAGGTGTGCCGTTGGCTGGAGGCAAACCGCAATTATGACCAGCTTATCTATGAATTTGGCGAGGCGGGCTGGGTGCATGTGAGCTGGCGCGCAAACTATCGCAACATGGAGCTGAGCGCAGTGAAGCGGCGCGTATGGGGGCGGCTGAAAACGGTGTATTTGCCGGGGATTGTCGCTTGATCGGGCTGGGCTATCTTGCTGCTGGCGGTCTTCTTTTGTCCGTCGCTGCCGGGCTGGGCGGCTATTTTCATGGGCTTGACGCTGGGAAAATGCGCCAGCGCGCTGTCATGCAGAAGCAGGTAGACGCCGCCCATGCCGCGCGCGAGGCGACTCAACAGAAAATGGAACAGGCGGCGCTTCGCCAATTGGAAGCGGATCAGAGCCGGAAAAATATGCACAGGGAGATCGTCCGTGAAAATCTCAAAATCATTGAGCGTCCTGTCTATCGCACTGTCTGCATTGATGATGACGGCCTGCGGCTCCTTGACGCCGCCGCCGCCAATGCGAACGGCGAAAGTGCCGGTGCACCTGCTCAGCCGCCCGGCTGAACTGCCAAAGGCCCAGCGCACAAGCGGCACGGATGGCAAGGCCGCCATGACCGGCGCGCAATGTCAGACCAGCATGACAGAGCTTTATAGCGTGGCGGGCGACATTCGCGGCCAGCTTCTCTCGCTGCAATGGGCGGTGATTTTTTCACAACAGGAAGAGAAATGATATGAAAGCCTATATCACCCGCCATAGCAGCGAGGCACAAAAATGGCCACGGATGACCGGAATGCAGGCCCTGCCAATGCTGGCGGCGCATGAGGGCGACAGCATTGATCGCGATTTCACAGGCGGTGAAGCGCATACAGATGCGCTTGAAGCCGGTGTGTATGAAATCACAATTCTGGGCGGTAATGCGCGCATCAAAATAGGCGCAGATGTCGTCGCGACCGAAGCGAACGGCCAGCTTTGGATAGATGGGCGCAGCGCAGTGCGCTTTGTCCGCGAAGGTCAGAGAATTTCAGTGATCGCGGCGAGCTGATGGACTTCATCGGAAATTTTTTTGGCGAAGGCTTTCTCAGCGCCGCGACTGATCATCGCAAAAAAATAATTACGTCCATTGAAGGAATTGAACAGCTTACCGCACCGTCTTTTACCGGCGCGCCCGGAGGTGTGTTGACGCTGGTGCCTGCGGTTTTCAGCGGCGCGGATAGTCAGGTGGATGACTGGCTTGTGGATGGCTCGCCTGTGACTGGTGCGACCATTGACTCGTCGCTCTACGCAGGCTCGGTCATTCAGCCGCGATCTACCGCGTCAAAGGCAGGTGAAAGCGATCTGGTGGCGCTTGGGACAGGAGCGTCGATTCCCAATGGGATGGCTTTGGGCGTCGGGCTGGTTGGGATAAATCATTATAACGGCGCAGTTCCTTTCTCGAATCTAATGTGGGCCGCATCTTCGTGGAATCGGACGTCGGGTTCAGGTGGCTTCACTGATGATCGGGGTTATCTCACCGCCGAAGTCGAAACCGACACTTTTGAAATAATTATAGCTATTGGTAGTCCGCATAACATCGCAATTCCAGAGGGAACCTGCACGGTTCTTAACCCGGGTGGCGCTGAACTCTCTATCAAGCGCGTTGGTGAGACGCCTCAAACTTCCGCATGGACGACAGCGACCGAGTTCACTTTCGAGCATACCCACAACACAACTCTTTTGGTCGTGAATGCCCGAGGCAGTGTCACTGAGCCGATCCGGGTCATCATGCCGGG